TTCTCACTACGCAAACGCGTCTTCCCGCGAAAGCCGGCGACCCCGTGCGTCACACCTACAAGATGGTGATTCCGCGCGTCGTCACCGAGACCGTCAACGGTGTGTCCTCTAAAAAGGTCGCACGCCAAGCTTTGATAGCGATCGATGTTGTAATGCCCTCGGATTCCACTACGCAAGAGCGTAAGGATGCCTGTGCATTTTTGCAACACGCGATGGGCGCCTGGACTACGAGCGGCCAGTTTTCCTGGCAGATCGTGGAACAAGAACCAGTGGTGTAAACCACCTTCTGCGGCTTGAAAACCGTAGACTAGCTGTCTTTGCTTTCCATACTTCCTTAAAGGAGTACTGTTATGTCAGTTAAACGACATAAAGTTGAGCACATCGTTTCAGACGTAATGATCAAGCAATACTTCCAGACCTTAGATTGTCCGAGATCTTTGACCTGTTACTTATTATATAAGTATAAGGAAAATGATCAGCTTGTAGCTCTGGATTGCGACCCGTTGGACTATAACAGTCCAGAAAACTTTCGGGATGCTTACATTGCTACTTACTTCCTTTCCAAGAATCGTTTTCTTCGTACCAGTTTTGATACGAAAAAGCGTGCCTTAGAAAAGTTCGATCAATCGGAGGCCAAATGTAAAGAGACTAACTCCAGATGGAATAGTCGTCGAGAATTCACACTCGACGACTGGAACTCTATTTCTAGAGTTTCAGAGAAAATCTATTCTATCCTTGGTCCGTCTCCTAATATCGGAAGATTACTCGATTGCTCGTCTTGGGGTCCTGGAGCTTCAACCTTTATAAAGGGTAGTGAGGCTTCTAGCTACAAGAAATACCGCGATGAACGTGGTATAACTACCGATGCAAGCGGTCTCTGTGATCTTATAAGTCGTATTTATCCCCTAATCAAGGATAGGTACTTCTCATTTGAGCACGGTGATCGCGTCGTTGTTGTCCCGAAGAACGCTAAAATAGATCGAGTTATACTTATTCAGCCCGGCTGGAACCTTTGGTTTCAGAAGGGTGTTGGTAAGCTCATTCGTTCTAAATTATCGCGCTTTGGTTTACATCTTGACTCTTCTGATGTAAGAAACCGATCGCTAGCTCGCTCTTCATCCATTGATGGAAAGCTTGCTACGATTGATTTTTCTTCAGCGAGTGATCAAATAGCTATTGAGCCTTTGAGGGAGGTTATTCCTCCTGATTGGTTCAAGTTGCTAGATGGTCTAAGATGTAAAAGATCTGCAGACGGCTTGAGAACTTGGGAAAAGTTCTCTAGGATGGGAAATGGTTTCACCTTTGAATTGGAGTCCTTAGTTTTCTATGCTATTGCTCTCGTTTCTTGCGAGATAAATAACTGCGATTATAAGGATGTTTCAGTCTTTGGTGATGACACCATTCTTCCTGTACAAGCTGTCGAAACCTTTCAGCGAATCTGCGAGTTTTTTGGCTTTACGATAAATACTGAGAAGAGTTATTCTTCTGGGTATTTTCGTGAAAGCTGTGGAGCTCACTATTTTGCTGGTGTTGACTGTAAACCGTACTTTCTCAAAGAGAAAGTTTGCTCTGTCCAGAATCTTTATACAGCACATAACAATATACGCCAAATGGCGCATAGAGAGAACGCTCTTACGAGTTGCTCTCTCAGATGGAAACATCTGTGTTATACGTTGCAAAGATTTGCACCTAAGGGGTATAAACTTTTTATACCTTACGGGTACGGTGACAGTGGCTTTATTGAGAATTTCGATAAAGCCAGACCATCAAGAGCAAGGCGTGGTTTCCAAGGCTATTTAACTCTAGCCTTAGTTACACGTCCTGTTACGATGGACGGCGAAGACCAGGCACTTTTATGTGTCAGGTTAACGGAACACTCGGACACTGCTCGAAATAACGCTATCGAGCTAAAGGGCAGAGTTAACTACCTCAAGAAGAGGTTGTTAATCTTCGAGTGGTACGACCTAGGTCCTTGGATCTAGTAATGCATCGTTTTATTTTGTAACTTTTGTAAAGTTACTGG